CGCCTCATTAGAGGATACCTCTGGCTCGTTTGACTTCATCATTCCAAACTATCGTCCATTCGAGGCTATTCAATGGGCAGCGGCGCGTGGTTATGATCAGAAGAAGTTTTGTTATTTCTTTTTCGAGAACAAAAACGGATTTAATCTAACTTCTCTGCAGACGCTAATTAAACAAAAACCATATAAGACTTTGCGTTATGAGTTGAAAAACGTAGATCGTGATCCAGCAAACAACAAAGACTCTATTGATAACTTCTCGATTCTAAACGACTTCGATATGCTGAATTCTATCACAAACGGATCATATTCTTCGCGTTTGTTGAGCATCGATCTGTTTAATCAGTCTTTTGAAGTTCATGACTATAATCTTTCTACTGCAGAGGCACAGGGCAATCTAATCAATAAGTACAAACCAGCTAACAGTTTCAAGAACGCAAAAAATAAAACTCTATTTGATTCTCCAGACTCATTCTTTAGAACTAATCTTGCAATTAATGATACTGCTTCCGAGAAGAGCAACGATATTAAATACTGGTTACTACCACGAGCGATGCATATGAGCATCATCAATAACTTCAGAATTAAAATTGTTCTTCCAGGAGATATTGAACTCAAGGCAGGAGATATCGTACAGTACGAATTCCCGATGTTCGAAAGCGCAACTCAATCAGGAAAGAAATTAGACAAAAAGCGCACAGGAAAGTATCTGGTTGCGTCAGTGAATCATAAATTCTCTGAAGACGTATTTGAAAGTATTGTAGAATTAGTATCAGATTCATTCTCCGAGGCAGTTCCAGGTGCCAAGGAAGGATTGAATCGTCTATCAGCGAAGGGTAAATAATGCCAGGAGCAAAAAAGAATTTTATTGGACTCGAAGGGTTCATCTGGTGGGTTGGGGTCGTTGAAGATCGCAATGATCCAGAGCAACTTGGGCGTGTCCGTGTGCGCTGCTTTGGCTGGCATACCGATGATAAAACAAAAATCCCAACTGACTCGCTTCCTTGGGCGCATCCAGTTATTCCGATTAATAGTCCGAACATGCACACTCCGAAAGAGGGTGATATGGTTTTTGGATTCTTTATTGATGGCGATAATGCACAGAACCCAGCAATCATGGGTGTGTTTCCAGGAAAGCCAGAAAAGAAACCAAATTATGAAAATGGATTCTCCGACCCAGCAAAAGATCTTTCTGGTCGACCAAAGAAACCAGATGATTCATCCGAAGCCTATCCAAAAGGTAAGTATTTAAAAGAAGCAACGACAAACAGATTATCTCGCGGTAAATCTGAGAGCACAGTCATTGCAACCAGAACGAAGAATCTAAAGAAAAGCATCGTTTCGGCTGGTGGTGTTACTTGGTCTGAGCCAAGCCCAGCCTTTAAACCAAAGTATCCGTACAATAATGCTCTTGAGACTGAATCTGGACATGCACTAGAATTCGATGATTCTCCTGGTCAAGAGCGTGTGCATCTCGCACACCGAAAAGGTTCATTCATTGAGATTGATAAAGACGGTAATCGCGTTGAGAAGGTTGTGAAAGATAATTACGAACTTGTAATGGGTTCGGATTATGTTTACATCAGCGGCAAGTGCTCAGTTACTGTCGGCGGTGATTGCAATCTCAAAGTCGGCGGGAATATGAATATCGAAGTCGCTGGCGGAATTAATATGGCTGCAGGCGGCGATATTCGTATGAAGGGTAAGAAAGTCATGATCGAGTCTTCATCAGACTTTGACGCAAAGATCGGTGGTGCTGGTAAGATTACCTCGAAGAATAAACTCAATCTCAAAGGTGCAACTGCTGCTCTTCAGGGTGCAACAATTGATCTACCAGCGGCTCAGATTAATATGCAATCTGGTTCTGCGGAGTCTGCCTCAGGTACTGGTCTAACTGGTGGAGGATCTGCACCGTCTGCTGATGAAGCGAATACTGCTGCCACAGAAACTGCTAATACGGCTGCTAATACAGATAAAACAGCTGAAACAGCTAGCACAAATGTAGCAACTTCAACTACAGTAACCGCTGGTTCTTCAGTAGGTAAAGATATCGCTGGTGGGACTTCTACAGTCAGTAACGTGTTCTCTGGATTATCTGCGGCTGCTGACGGTGTTATACAAAACCTAGCAAGCAACCTTCCAATCGGTGAGTTGACCAACAAGGTTCAGAACTTTGAGGGTGATATAAACGGTAATAGAGGATCTATTTTGAGCCTCAAGACGGATCTTAAGAATACTCTATTCGCTAAAATAGACGCTGTGGCTCTGGGTGCATCTGCTAAGAATATTCCGTTCACCGTTGACTCGGAGATTCAAAGCGCCATCACTAAAGTGGTAAACCCAGTTGCCCAGTATACGACTCAACTTGGTAAACACATTTATGCTAAAACAGAATCTGTGTTAATTCCATCTGCAAACTCGGCGTAAAATGGTAACTTTTGCAATCCCATGTAATGCGTCTTTACTGCCAACAAAGGCGGAACTGGTCGGCATTTTTAAACAGCTGGCAAATATCCCCTCGCTGCTTGTTGTTGAGATAGAGAATATTAAGAGAGAAGCTGAGTTTGCTGTCTCGGAAGAAATTCGCCAACAACTACTTGCTAGAATTGGCCCATTACTGGAGCAGATTGAAAAGATTGTTGGAATCATAAAAGGCATTAAAGATATTCTTGGCGGATTTCCGATTTTCCCTAGCCTGAGCATCCCAGATATTGAGTGGGAAAAACGAATCACGGAACTGATCCAAAACTTCCATGGCTATGTTATGGCGAAGATTATTGATCTAATTAACGCCATTCTACCAATCAATTTTGTTATTAATATTCTTGGGCTGAGTATCGATATCGTGAGAGTTTTTACAGACCCAGACTATAGATCGCAACTAGTGGCGCAGGTTGTTTCTAAGATTTCTTCATTATTTGCGCTTCTGCCAGACATCTATCAGGTTTATGAAGGTATTAAGTATGGAGTCTACTCTCTAGAGATGCAGGCTCGTGCAGTCTGGTCTTATATTATGGGACAGCTTCAAAACGGTGCGGTGACTCTAATTTACAATGCACTCGCTGGATTAATTAAAAAATTCAAGACAATCTGGGATGCCTTACATCTACCAGCATTGATTGATTTACTCACCCTAGATGTTCCAGGAATTATCCAGGGTTTAATCGGCGATCTCATTGAAAAGATTAAAAATGCCCCAGAAGCCCTCAAAAACGCGATCCGTAGAGAGATAATTGACAAACTAAAATCGATCAGCCTCGCTGGGTTTAATCTATTACAGATTATCGGGGGAGAAATTTCTAGTTTTGTTGATAGCATCGAGACTCAGATAGAAAGGTTCATGGAGGCTCTTCGAGATTTTGGTGAGCAGTGGCCGATGTATCTAATCAAACTGTGGATGAATAAAATTACTGCCTTCTTAAATGCTATTGGTCTTGGAGCACTTCTAGAATGGATTACTTTCGACTTCTGTAAATTCTTAAAGTTAATCGGAATGCCAACTTCTATTTCTGTAGATGTCGGTATTGCTCTTGATTTTAGTACACCAATTCCCTCAGTCGGTGTAGAAACTTACTACGCAGAAGCCTAAATATTCTTGTTAATCTCACGGAACTTAAATGAGTCTAATCACTAGAAAATATTCGGACTTTAATCTAGATTTCACAGCACATCCTGTGACTGGTGATATCACGAAGAAATTAAATGAGAATGCAATTGCGCAGTCTATCCGTAACCTTCTTTTGACATCTCACTACGAGAGACCATTTAAGCCTCAGTTGGGTTCAAATGTCAAGAAATTTTTGTTCGAACCTATTGATAATATCACAACATCTCTGATTCAAGATTCTATCTTCGAAACACTAAGAAATTATGAGCCTAGAATCACAATTCAAGAAGTTGTAGCAACGCCAAATTATGACGAACAAAGATATGATGTGAACATCACCTTCTTTGTTAAAAATTCGATTGAACCACTAACAATCAACTTCTTTCTAGAACGAGTAAGATAACATGGCAAATGTTGACGCAAAACTAAAAGTTGCCGAATTAGACTTTGACACGATCAAGGACAACCTAAAGGCATTCCTGAAGTCTCAGTCTGAGTTTAGTGACTATAATTTCGAGGGATCTGGTATAGCAGTCCTCCTTGATCTACTTGCGTATAATACCCACTACATGGGCTATTATCTCAATATGGTGTCGAACGAAATGTTCATCGACACAGCCCTTACTCGCGGCTCAGTAGTTTCCCACGCCAAACTTCTTGGGTATACACCGAATTCGCGCGTTGCTCCACAGGCATATGTGAATATTCTATTCACTCCTGCAGCTAATGACGCTAATAGTGCAATTGCTATTCCTAGATTTACTCGATTCGCATCAGAAACAAAAGACGGAATTAATTACGTCTTTGTTAATCCAGCGACTTACATTGCAACGAAAAATGCAGCTTCTGGATTATTTGAAGTAAATAACCTTCAAATCAAAGAAGGGCAACCTATTTCTATCTCATTCTCTTACGACCAACAGACAAACAGCAAACAGGTATTTGAACTTCCAGATATTGGAATTGATACCTCCACAATTCAAATAATTGTTCAAAAGTCTGCTCAAAATCTAAACAGAGAAACTTATATTCTTTCTCAAGACGCAACAAATGTCAATGCAAACGCAGCAGTGTATTATCTTGAAGAAAATAAGAATGGCAAGTATCAGATTTATTTCGGTGATGGGATTATCGGAAAGAAACTCATCAATGGAAATATTGTAATTGTTTCTTATATCGTCACAAACGGTGATGCCGCCAATGGACTTGCAACGTTTAAAATAATTGACAACGTTCTTCCAGGATCTTCTGCTGCTATTACTATTGTCAGCGCGTCTACTTCTGGTGCAATGGAAGAAACGATCGATCAGATTCGTTTCACTGCACCGAAAGCATATATCGCCCAAAACCGTGCCGTGACTAAGAACGATTATATCGCTTTGATTAATCGAGATTATCCATACTTCGATGCAGTAAACGTCTGGGGTGGTGAAGAAAACGATCCACCTGTTTATGGAAAGGTATTTTTTACAGCCAAGCCATTAAATGGTAGCGAGATCACAGTAACAGAAATTGAATATGTTAAGAATAGCATTATCAAGCCATTCAGTGTTCTGACTGTTGAGCCAGAGTATGTTGCAGCAGACTATAACTACATGATGGTTCAAGCAACTGTAAACTTTGACCCCACTAAGACTAATAAGACTGCCTCTGAAATTGATGCTGGGATAATTTCTACAATTCGTAGTTTTGCAAGCACTAATTTGAATACATTTAATAATACGTTCAAGTCTTCAAGACTTTCCCGCGCTATTGATGATTCGGACATATCGATAACTAATACTGATTTAAATATTACAATTGAAAAACGTTTTACAGTTGATGTGACAAAGCCTCAAAACTATACATTGAATTTTGATACCGAGCTGCGCCAAGGAACAACAACCCAACGCATTTATTCCTCGCCGTCGTTCGGTTATTATGATCTATCTGGCAGTGTGCGTAGTTGTTTTATTGAAGAAGTTTTACAGTCATTTACTGGCGTGGAAGCAATTGATGTCAAGACTCCAGGATATGGTTACACATCAACCCCGACTATTACTATCGAGGGCGATGGAACTGGTGCTACTGCAAGAGCATTGATTATAAATGGTTCTGTGGCTAAGATTGAGGTCGTTTCAATCGGAACTGGGTATACCTCTGCTGTTGCTACGATCAGCGGTGGTGGCGGTACTGGTGCGTCGTTAACAGCGAATCTACAAGGTAGAAGAGGCGCATTGAGAATTTATTATTATGATGAAAACGGTGTAAAGAAAACAATCACAGATGCTACAGGAACTGTTGACTATAAGAATGGTATTATCAAATTGATGAACTTCAACCCAGTTTCTATTCTTGATCCATTCGGCACATTAACCCTTCGAGCAATTCCGTTAAATACTATCTTTAGTTCGCAAAGAAATAGAATCTTGACACTAGACACCACAGATCCTGGTGCCATTTCAACAGTAATTAACGCTGTAATCGAATAATATGGCTGTAACAGAAAAAACAATATCTGCACTGATCTCGTCGGAATTGCCCGACTTTATTAATGCAGATCACCCACAATTCAAGCGATTCATAGAGTTATACTATAAGTGGCTTGAAACAAATAATCCAGAAGGTGTTTCAAACACTGCTGGCAATACCGTTTATCATGCAATGAATATTGGAGACTATCGCGATGTCGATCAGACTCCAGATGAATTTATCACATATTTTAAACAAGAACTGATTCCATATTTCCCAGAAAATACTGCGCTTGATTTGCGCAAGATTCTAAAGAGTGCTAGAGAATTCTATTCCAAGAAGGGAAGCGAAGAATCGCTCAAGTGGCTTTTCAAAGTGCTATTTAATGAAGATATTCAGATTAATTATCCAAAAGACCAGATTCTAAAGACATCTGATGGTAAATGGAAAAAACCAAAAGCGTTCAGAATCACTGTCGGTGAAACTAATAAGAATATTGACGTTAATCTACTAGAGAAAAAGCTGGGAGTTGGAAGTATTTCTGGTGCTACTTGCGTTATTGAATCTGCAGATAGAACTCTTGATACTGATACAGGTAGAGAGATTATTGAGATATACATCTCAAACATTAAGAGATATTTCAATAACGGCGAAAACATTGTAATCAACTATACAGATGCTGACGGGGTAGCAAGAGTATTTTCTGAGAAGATTATCGGAACTATTTCGAATATTTACTTAGACTCTAACATTAAAACCGACCCGAAACAGAAACGTCGCGGACTTTTATATAACGTCGGAGACCCAGTTGTAATTACTGGCGGTTTAGCTTCAACTCCTGAAGCAAGACCAGGTGTTGCTATTGTTGGTAATGTTTCAACGGGTTCTATTGAATCTGTTACATCTAAGTTTCCGGGATATGGGTATCGTTTATACCCAGATACAGAAGTCCTCGTTTTACGTTCTGTTGGTGATGATCCTAATGCTAATGCAAACACGGACCTTCGTGTAGATGCTCTAAATCTAAAGTCAAGTCTTGTAAATAGTCAGATAAACTTTATAGAAACTATCAGTTATGATAAAACCGTTATCGATTATCTCGGTGATGTTCTACTTTCATCATCAGATTATGCCGAATTTACGAGTAATAATATTAATGCTGTCCTCAATGTAACTGAAGCAGATGCGGGTGATGACTTTAATAACTTTGAAGAAGTTTGGGCTGATGGGACAAATTTCTATGATGCAAAGTTTACTGCAAAAATCGCAACCTCAAATACTACAGGTCCTTTTGCTCAAGGTGGAATATTCTCAGCAACTGGTGGACTGCTAGTTTATGATGTTGCCAATACAGGTGCATTAGCAACTGTTCTCTCTGGCAAAAATATCTATACAAAGAACACAGCAAAATCGTTCACGTTTAATTCTTTGACGACTTACAAAGTTTCTGCTAATGCTAATTCTAAAATTGCCCAGTGTCTTCATTTCGAATCGGTTGCGACTGGCGGGATTACGTTAATATCTGTTATTGACGGTGGTGCAGGATTCCGCTCTGCTCCAACACTAAGAGTGTCATCGCAGTATGATACAATTCTTTCTGAAAATTATGATTATGGAACTACTGATAGAGCAGACGCTGTTCAGACATTTAAAGACCTCGGGCAAATCGCACATATTTACATTAATAATGGTGGATCGGGTTACGCAGACGGTGATACTATTACGTTCTCTGGTCGTGGTTATAGCGGTAGCGCATATGTGACGGTTGGTAGCGGTGGCGTGATTAAATCGATAACAATTACTGATCGCGGTGAGGGGCATCTTGTTCGTCCAACTTGTATTGTTAATTCTGCTGCTGGAACAGGTGCAGTTCTAACTGCCTATCTATTCGGCGACGGATACGATTACAAAGTTGAAACCAGCGCTATCGGTCGTATCAAAGATATTCGACTAATTTATCGCGGTTATGATTATATCTCTCGTCCAAATGTATCTCTAAAAGTTATGGATACTGTGATTAAATCTATCTCTGAAGCCCAGGAATTAATTGAGCAGGAATATATCTATCAGGGTGCAAGTCTTTCAACTTCGACGTTTAGAGCAAATGTTGCTTCGTATGATAGATCAACAAACCTTCTAAGACTATACGACTATTCCGGAATATTAGATACAACTCTAGATTTAATTACAGCTAATGCAATACATTGCAGTGTTAATACTTCCGTGAATGTTGCCGCCCCTATTCAATACAATTCAATAACTATTGCATCTGGATTACCCAATCCGATGATTTATGGTAATGGGAAGGCTAAAGCCAATGCGCTATTCGCTAATGGTCTAATTGAATTCAATGGGTTCTATGTAAACACCGACGGATTTGTCAGCGCTGACAAGGTTCTTCAGGATGGAGAAATCTATCATAATTTCTCATATGTGATTCAGTCTAATAAAGATCTAGCAGATTATAAGAGTTCATTAAAGAATATTGCGCATCCATCAGGTATGAAGCCGATTTCTAAGAGAATTATTGCTTCTGAGTCTGATTCTTCAGTTACTGATTTTCCATCTGTTAATTATATTAAGCCGATAAATTCATCATCTAATGTACAAGTTTTAAACCCATATTCGAACGTTGTTACTGGAAATGCAACAGCGTTTACAAATTCTACTCACAAAGCTAATGTAGGTGATTTATTCATTATCTCTGATCCAGGCAATCCGCTGAGAAGTCTATCTAAAATTATTACTTCGGTTGATTCAGCCACGCAGCTTAAAATTGATGGCGATTTTATTTACGCAGGTCAGGGAAAGGTTTCAAGTAATAAAGAATATACCAAATTAACTGGAACCGTTACAACAAATCCAGCGGTAACTGGAACATTTACGATTAATCCTCCTGTCACTGGAACTGTTAAAGTAAATGCACCAATTACAGGCTCTGCGAATGTCATCGGGTCAAATGCTGCAGTTATAGGCACAGTTAATACTGCTAGTTTATCTAATGTTGTTAGAGGAAATATTAGTACTGGAACCTTGTTTACTGCATTAGGTGCAAACGACACTATTCGCGTTAACAATCAAATCCGTAAAATTGTTTCGATAACAAATAATTATCATTTAATTGTTAATGCAGTCTTCACATACGGCGGAACGGATAATTTGATGTATGCAACATCAAATACCGTTGTTGCTAATACAAGTAATGGAACGTCATTCACGACTAATCTAGTTGCCAATGATATAATTGTTGTAAATAATCAAATTCGTCAAGTTGTTTCTATACCAAACGCCAACTATTTGATTGTTAACACCCCATTTACATATAACGGTACAGACAATATTGTTTACGCAAAATCTAATACTGTCGTAGGTTCTGGAACAACGTTTACTACAAATATTGCTATTGGGGATATAATCACCATTAATGGCGAAATTCGAGAAGTTATCAGCGTTGGCTCTAATGGATTATTGAATGTCAACTCTCAGTTCAGTAATTATGCAACTGGCGCTTCTCTCTATAATAGAAGTAATGTTGTAGTCGGTGTAGGTGGAAATCTAGACCCACAGGTTAATGTCGGTGATATAATCACCGTGAATAATCAGATTAGAAAAGTAACTGTTCGAGGAGCAGGCTCAGATAATTACTTGGAAGTAAATGCTATCTTTAGTTTTTACGGAACTGGGTTGCCTCTATACAAACAAAATACGATTGTTCTTGGAAGCGGAACTAATTTTAGTAGCACACTAGTTCCAAATAACTATATTTCTGTGAATAATCAGATTAGAGAAGTCGTCGCTGTGACAGATGCAACCCATTTTGTTGTCAATACACCATTTACATACTATGAATCGGGTAATAATATATCAAAATTGTCAAATACCACTGTAGTGATATCTGGCGCAACAAATTCTATTAGCGACTTTATTCAAGTTGGAGACGGTATTTCTTTCAACATCGCTGTCGCAAATATTGTAAAAGCGCAAACTGGAACTGTTCAGGTCTTTACACAAAATGCGAAGGTTGTCGGAACTTCGACTAACTTTACTGCTAATCTAAAATCTAATGATATTGTTATGATTGCAAACCAGATGCGACGAGTAATAAATATCGCTAGTGCGACTGTCATGAATTTGAATACATCATTCGAGTCAGGGGTATCTGGTGAAATACTATACAAACAAGCAACATATCAAAACGCTAATGTTGTTTCGATTTCAGGTTCTAGTCTGACGTTAAATATTGCGTATGGTGCTAATGTTGTTAACCTAGTTTATCAAGTCGCGCCGAATTATAGTAGCGCAGACTACAGCTATAAAATTATAACGCTTACTGCGGATTGAGGAATGCATGAACAGTAAAAAGTCTATACTCACTGAACCATTTAGCAATTTAATTGCGGCGCAGGTTAAGAAACTAACCACTAGCAGTTCAAATACATTTATTGGTATTGGTCGAATAATTGATTCCGGATCAACTGAAAACAACATTGAAGATGCAATCTATACTACAGTTTATAGAAATCAAGTTTATAAGAATTTAGTTGCACTAAAGAAAATCGTTCCTTCAGATATTCAGTCAGTTATTCCTCGAGTAGACTGGACTTCTAATCGTATGTATGATGCTTACGATGATATGATTGAGATTTATGATTATAGAGATTATTATAGTTTTGGCACAGTTAATGCTAATGCAAATACTACTCTTACGGGCACAGCTAATATTGCCGCCTCTAATGCGGTAATTGGAAATAACAGCACACAATTCCTAACGTATATTTTTGCTGGCGATCGTATCAATGTTAATAATGAAATTAAAACAGTCGTTTCTGTAACAAATAATAAGCATTTAATAGTCAGCAGCAATTTCACCAACACAAATACAGACGGACCAATTGTTCTTTTGCAGAATAACACAATTATCGTTGCTAATTCAGCTAATTTTATTGGTAACGTTGGTGTACGAAATGTAATCGTTATTGGCGAAGATACCAGAGAAGTCGTAGCATTAAGAAACAATAAAGTAATCGCAGTAAATACGTCTCTAACATATTCAAATTCAAACGTAACAATTCGCAGACAAGATAATACTTTCACTCTCTTCGCCAATACTTTTTATGTTCGCAACACTCGCGATCAGGTCTTTAAGTGCCTGTTCAATAATGCTCAGGCGAACTCAACTATTGAACCAACGATTGATATCGACGGTCAGCTCCCAGAAAATGCGTTTATTCTTACTTCCGACGGATATAAGTGGAAGTATATGTACACGATTGCACCTGGACTGAAACAGAAGTTCTTCACACAGAACTGGATGCCAGTTGCAAACGATGCGGCTGTTCAAGTAACCGCCGGAGACGGTCGCGTCGATATTATTAATGTTCTCTGGGGTGGTTCTGGACATTTGAGTGGCGGAAATAGTAACTCTGCTTCTATCCTTTCTATCACTAATACGGACGGTGCAGGTGCAAATCTTGTTGCTAGGGTTGCAAACGGTGTAATTACATCGGTAGCAGTTCTAGATGGCGGAAACAGTTATACCTCCGGAACCGTTACAGTAAATGACTCAAGTAAACTAGGTAGTAAAACATTGGCTGGAACTATTAATGTTTCATCGACTGTAATTACTGGAAACACTTCAAATTCGCCGTATTTCGTCGGAAACGTCTTTACGAACGATATTTTAACAATTAATGGCGAGACTAGAAACGTTGTATCGGTTATAAGTAATACCAGTTTAACTGTAAATACTGCGTTCAATTATGCTGTAACAGGTGGAATCGGTCTAATCACTAGATCTGCCGCAGTATTCGATATTTCGTATCCACCAAAAGGTGGCCACGGCTCGGATCCAGCAAAAGAACTCGGTGCAAGAGATTTAATGATTTCAGTCGAACTAATTTCGGATGAAAATGAAACTCTTCCAATTTCAGATGCTGTTAATACTTATCATTTTAATCAGATTTCAGTTATTTCAGACCCTCTGATTGCAAACGGTGCTTGGACAGCGAATAGCACAAACTATCGCTATTCAACCCGACTAATCATGAGCGATACTGGAATTACCAATTTTATTGATGATGAAACAGTTTATATTGGATCAACGTTGAGTGGAGCGTCGATGGTTGCAAATGTTGTTCACTGGGACACAGACAATAACTATCTTTATATAAATAACATAACTGGTCCTATTACTGGATCTCAGGTTTTAAAGAGCGTTAATTCTGGTGTTGTTTCGACGATTATTGAAGTGAAAACATCAGAAATTAAACCATATACTGGGGACGTTCTTTATATCGAAAATCGCAAAAACGTTGTTCGAGATATTGATCAAATCGAACAAGTTAAAATCGTTCTTACATTCTAGGTAGAAACTCATGGAATTTAATGTAGAGCCGTATCATGATGATTTTAAGCAAAATGCCTTAGATAATAATTATCTTCGCATTCTGTTTAAGCCAGGACAGGCAGTCCAGGCACGCGAACTAACTCAAATCCAGTCGATTCTACAGAATCAGATTAAGCAGTTCGGGGACCATATTTTTCAGAATGGTTCGCCAGTGATTGGCGGAAATATGACCTTGGATAATAAGGTTAAATTTCTAAAATTAGAAGCCACATATAATAATCAAGACGTTGACGTTGATGAGTTTCTTGGAAAAGTCATCCGCAACACAAATGGAAACATCCAAGCGAAAGTTTTAACGAATTATTCCGAGAGCGGAATACCAACTTTAATCATTAAATATATAACTGGTAACGAATTTACTGATGGTGATATTATTACCATCGCTAGAACAACTACAAAGGCTCAATTGATCGGTTCTGGTTCTACTGGTCCAGCATTAATTTGTTCTATTAATGAGGGTGTGTTCTATGTCGATGGATTCTTTATCAAAGTCCAGGATCAGACAACACCTCTTAATGCATATGGAACTACAGCAAGTGTGAAGGTTGGTCTACAGATTTCAGATGATATTGTCGATTATGTTGTTGATACCACGCTACTTGATCCAGCCCAAGGCTCGTTCAACTATCAGGCTCCAGGCGCTGATCGTTATCAGTTTAATTTAACTTTATCGACACGCCCAATCGATACCATCATCGATGAATCTAGATTTTTCGAATTGATGCGTATTGAAGACGGTATTATTACAAAACAGATAAAATACCCTGTTTATGCTGAACTAGAAAAATCTTTGGCCAGACGCACATATGACCAAGCGGGTGACTATACAATCACCCCATTCCGCGCAACGTTGACCGAGGGTTCCGATGCAAATTACTATACAATTGCAATTGAGCCAGGAAAAGCATACGTCAAAGGTTTCGAGTTTGAAACGCTCGGCACTGTAAAGGTTGATATTGAAAAGCCACGTTCAGCATCAGATGTTAAATCATATGTTGATATCGATGCAGATACCTCATATGGAAATTATATCTATGTAACCGGACTTCGTGGTTCAGCTAATGGATTTATTAATATCGCTGCTCTAGAAACAGTTGATATTCATACAGTTGACTCTTCAAACGTTGCTGTTGGTTTTGGAACAACAGCAAATGTTCAAATCTATTCAAATACTAAAATTGGTACTGCTAGAATTAAATCATTTGTTCGTGATAGTACAGATCAATTTGGAGTTGAATCCGCAAATACAGACTCTAATGGTGTTTACAAACTTTATCTGACAGATCTTGCAATTAAACCAAAAATCGTTAAAGTTAGCGGAAATTCAGGCACTTCATGTACTACAATTAATCTATCTAATAAATTCTCAGCAGCAACAAACGCTTATGCTAATGTTAAATTAACTATTCTGCCGATTCGCTTAGATGCTGTTGCAAATATTAACGTTGCAAACGTTCTTATGAGCACTTATACTTTAAATGCTAACTCTGCAGTTGCTAATACATGTAATGTATTTTCAATTGGTGATATTATTCGCGTCGGTGATATGGTGCGCAGAGTCGTTAGCGTTGTTAAAGATGGTAGCGGAAATGCAAATACTCTAACAGTTAATACTGCTTGGACGCAAACTATTATTGGGACTAATTCCACGACTAATCCTCTTGAAGTATTAAAACAAAATTCTTATTCACAGAGTATCAGTAATCAAACCCGCAAGATTAAATCATCTTCACTGACCTCCGGAAATGTTGTATTAACTCTTGATTCTGCGTTCGATGGCAATGGTATTGCCGATAGTAATACAGTCATACAGTTAAACTATGGTATTGCGGATGCTGATTCGATTATTGCCGGAGTTATTGTCGGCGCAAATAACCTAGTAACTCCGAATGCAAATGTTACAATGAATGTCTCTTCAGTTGGAAGATTGACTGATGGGTCAACTTATATTACTGATCCAACAAATTATAAGTTAATTTTTCCACTTCCTGGCAATTATGTAAGACGCGGTTCATTGAATAATGTAGACCATATCTACAATAAGTTAATACCTAATCGCGCTAATAGTGGAACTGCTGGGCAGTTTATTCTCTCCCAAGGTTCTGGTCTTGAAACATTTGAAACAATTCCTTTCGCCGATTCAACTGGCGCGATTCAAGACAATCTAATCGTTGTGGTTAGAGATAATGGCGGAAATGCCTATTTCCCTAATGGTTCTATCGTTCAATTAACCGCTGCGAATATTAGTATTAGTGGACTCGCAGACCAGATCACGATCAACACACCATGCCCTGAGCTTAAGAAAGCTGACATTATTATTAATGTCAAAGAAAATAATGTTCAAACTAAAATCCGTAAAAAGATTTTGATGTCAACTACCACCCCAACAGTATCGCCATTTACCTATCCAGAAACTACATCAACAGCAAATGTAACTGTTTCGCTGCCAACTTTTGGAGAAGTTGCTAAAATTGACGTTGCCAATGGTTTTATTTGGTTAACGAATCCAACTTATAATGCTATACAGCAAGGTGATGTTATTTCACTGTTCTGCCCAGACGTGCTTAGAGTTCGTGCAGTCATTGCTGGTAATTCTACAATTGTTCCAAACAACACTGTGCATACAGATGTAACTCAAAGTTTCGGTCTTATTTCTGGAGTAAGCGACGATTCATACGATCATTCAAGACTTCAGTTACTCTCTGGATATGATACTGTAAATGCTAAACTTCTTGTTCATGTTGACATGTATCAGCATATTTACTCAGCTGGATCAAATGTTTCCTACTTCTCAGTAGATTCGTATGCTGAGTCAATTTATAATTCTGGACAAATTCCAATCTACAAGTCATCGGATACAAATCAAACTTATTATCTAAGAGATTGCTTAGATTTCCGTCCAACTCGTCAAATTGGTGATGTATCTAATATTTTTCAGGTTCCAAATATTCCTAGCCCAGATTATAGAACTGAGCTGTCTTTTGATTATTATCTTCCGCGAATTGATAAACTTGTTTTGAGTAAG